AGAGAAAGGTTTATCTATTACTGAAATGATTAGAAAAGAATTGATAAAAGATCGAAAGGTTAAAGGCAAAACTAAAAAATCTCAATATGCCGTTATGTTAGTAACCAGGATATTAGAGAAAGCTATTCAACAGGGAGATCAAAAAATGATTGAGAAGATATGGGCTTACATTGACGGGACGCCAACTCAAATGGTTGACGCTAAGGTTACTGGAGATTTGTCATTAAGAGAATTATGTCAAAAAGCTAAGGACGAATAATTAAATGATAACAACTGAAGATGTAAAATTATATCGGAAGTTTCAACGATCGCCTATATTCTTTATAAAGACAATGTGGGGATTAATTCCTCAACCATTGAAAGAGGATTATAAAGATATAGCAAAGTCAGTTCCGTTAAAAGATTATAAAGCTCATTGGTTTAAGCCATTTATTAAGGGAAAACATATTACTTGGCAACAATGGGTTATTCTACTTGCAGTTGAAAAAGGATTAAGAGGCGAGGCCTCAAAAAGAATAACAGTTAAGTCAGGACACGGAATAGGAAAAGATACAACTTTATCTTGGGCGATCCTATGGTTTCTATTTTGTTTTGAGGACGCTCAAGTTCCTTGCACAGCTCCAAGCCGAGAACAGCTTCACGATATTCTATGGAAAGAATGTAAGATATGGTTAGATCGTATGCCAGAACGAGCTTCTAAACTTTATGAGTGGAGGTATGGATATATCAGAATGAAAGAAGCACCGGAAACTTGGTTTGCTCGAGCAAGGACAGCTAAGAAAGAAGCACCGGAAGCATTGTCAGGAGTTCACGGAGATCACGTTCTATTTGGAATTGATGAGGGATCAGGAGTTCACGACGAAATCTTTAACACGGCTGAGGGAGCATTAACTGGACCAAACGTTTTGATCTTAATGATCTCAAACCCTACTCGATTGATTGGTTACTTCTATGACTCTCATCACGCTGACGCTCATAACTGGCAAAACCTTAGTTTCGATAGTGAGGAAAGTCCGATTGTTGACTGGGACTACGTTGATAGGATAGAGGAGAAGCACGGCAGAGGTAGCGACGAATGGAGGAAAAGAGTATCAGGACAATTTCCTAAAGAGGACTCGGTTGATGATCAGGGTTATGTTCCTCTTTTAACTAAAGCTGATATTAAAGAAGTTGAGGACGCTGATTTTATAGGAGAAAGAAAAATGGGAATAGATCCGGCCGGAGCAGGTAGAGATAAAACAGAATGGCTTATTAGAGATAGCTTCAAAGCAAAATCAGTTTTGACAGAAAAGAAATCAACGCCAAAGACAATAGCTCAAAAGACATTAACTTTAATGACTCATCATTATGTTGATCCTGGCGCTGTTTGGATAGATAACTTTGGAGAGGGAGCGAACGTAGCAGTTGAGATAGCATTGGCTCAACCAAAATACAAAACTAATCCGGTTAGCTTTGGAGATAGAAATTGTGATGTTACTTTTCTTAACAAGAGAGCTGAGATGTATTGGAGGATTAAAGATTGGTTTAGAACTGGAGGAGCAATAGTTAAAGACGTTGAATTAAAAAAACAATTATTATCAATTAGATATCGGGAAGAATTATCAGGCAAGATAAAAATTATGAGTAAAAGAGAAATGAAAAAGTTAAGTATTTCTTCTCCGGATATAGCTGACGCATTGGCATTGACATTTTTTGAAGATGAGGTCGATAATGAAACTCCTGATTACTCTCAACCAAAGAGGGGGGATAAACTAAGAATGGCCATTAGAAAAACAAGGCCAACAAGTAAGGATACAAACTTATGAATGAATACAAGTTTATTTATTATTGTCCGAGATGTAGAAATATATTATTTAAGTCCAATCAACATTTATCGGACGGAGAGATTAAATGTTCTAAGTGCCAAGAATTAGATAAGGAGGAGAACGCTCAACCAATTCAGTTTAGTAATTTATATATTAAAGTTATCCACATTGACAAAGACAAGATAAAAGGTTTAGAATAATAGTATAGCTTCGGCTATCGAGTGGAGATTACGATCAAGCGCTTGGGATTACGATCTAAATGCTTTTCAGTATTTTATTATTGGAAAGTTTAGGTCGTTTTTTAATTATATGGAAGAATTAAACACAAATACAATTAGTTCAGATCTACCGGCAGTAACAGATCCTCTTGTTCTGAAACTTAGAGAGGAAAGAAAGGTAGCTATTCAATATCAATCTCGTAGGCACGAAACCTGGCGAGAGATTTATGAATTATATAGGGATATAGTTGAAACTAATGAATTGACTCAAAGACAAGAGGTTAATGTTCCTATAATGAAAGAAACTAAAAAGACATTATTGTCAAGGATTGATGATCCTCCAATGATTGAGTTTGATTGTTTAGAGTCAGGTCAAAAAGGACGGGAGAAAGAAATTAATCTCAACGAGTCCTGGAATGATGATTATGATAATTGTAATTTTGAGGGAGTTGACATTATTGAAAAAGGAAATGTTTTATTATATGGCCGGGCTTGGAAAAAGTTAAATGTTATTAACGGATCATTCAAAACAGAAGCACTTGATAATTTAGATATTGTTTCAGATCCAAAGATGAAACCTCTTGATGTAGAAACAGCGAGATTTTTAATCCATTTACATATTGAAAAAACATTAAAGACAATCTTGGCTGATCCTACTTATTTACAAACTGGCAAAGATGAATTGAAAAGTTTATTATTTGGAGAGGGAGATGATCCAACTGGCAGAGGAGCAATCCTAAAATCTGACGGGGAAGATCAAACACAAGAAGCTAAGGAAGATATTTTGAAATCTTTAGGAATTAATAACTATGATGATTTTGTGGCTTCAGATGTTATGGTCCAACTGGCTGAGCATTTTACTATGATATGGGACGAAGTATCTAAGAAGTGGGTTAGATATGTTGTCACTATGGCAAACAATTCAGTTGTTCTAAGAAAGAGGCCATTGAAAGAAGCAATCGGTGTTGAGTTCTGGCCATTTACTACTTGGGCTGATGACGTTGACTCCAAAGATACCTGGACAGATGGAATGGGAGATATTGTATTGACTCCTAACAAGGTAATGAATATCTACTTTTCGACAATGGTTGAAAATAGAGTATATCGAAATCTTGGTATGAGTTGGTATTTGCCGTCTAAGGGATATGATCCTCAAACATTCGAGCCAGAGCCATTTGGTCAATACCCGGCTCCTATTATTAAAGATAAAACTGGTAAAGTAATGAGTGTTAATGAAGTTATTAAGCAAATGGAAATACCGGCATTGGAAGATAATTTAGTTAGCATTGAGTTTTTGATTAAGTTAGTAGAACGAGCAACTGCGGCGACTGCTATTGCTAAGGGAGTTCAGGAAAAAGGACAAACAACTCTTGGAGAAGTTGAGGAGTTAGTTGAAAGTGCTTCAGATAGAATTGTATCAATCGCAAAGTTTTATCGTAGAGCTTGGAAAGAGTTTGCGGAGAAGTGGAGAGCATTAAAAGAAGCCAATGCTAAAGATACTCCAGTCACTCTTTATAAGAAAGGAGCAAGTGGAGAATACTTTAAGAAAAAGATTTATAAAAAAGATATTTATTCAAGCGACGGATATAAGGTAAAAGTTAGATCGAGTTCAGAGTTAGAAAAAGAACAGATGACCGGGATTAAAAAACTGTTCGCTATTTTACAACAATTCCCTAACAACGCTGCGCTTAGGAAAATTGCTCAAAAACGATTACTGGATAATTTGGATCTAACTAAAGAGGAGTTAGACGAGATTACTCAATATGAGGAGCAGAACGCTCAGCAAGAGAATGAGTTAGGCCCGGAAGTTCAATCTTTACAACAAACAACAGAACAATTAAAAACATTAACAAGCCAATAAGGAGAATAAAAATATGACTGATCAAGAAAAAAAGATATTCGCTGACTCTCAAAAACTCTTAACAGATGTAGCCGGTAAATTGGAAACATCTCAGCGTAAAGAGAATGAGTTAGCAACAGGCGCCTTACTTCGACAAATGAATGACTTATTTGTCAAAGATTATAAGGAAATGGCTATCGCTTTCAAAGCTATGCTACCTTTAATGGAGCAAATCGCTAAGAAAGGTGGAGTCAGTAAAGAAATAATTGACGCGCTAAAGTCAATTAAGTTAGAGCCAAGAGTTGATAATATCAAGGTAACTGTCCCTGAAATTAAGATACCTCGGCCTAAAGTCAATGTAGATGTTAAAGCGCCTGAGGTTAAAATCCCTAAGGTGGTTGTTTCAATGCCTAAGGCAGGGATTAATGTATTAGGTTTCTCAACATCTATCAAATCAATACTTTCTGCGCTAAAAGGTATTTTCAATGCTAATATGTTTGTTTATGGAAAACATATCTCAAATGATAATCCGCTCCCTTGTGTCTTGGTTGATACTAAGGGAAATCCTTATCGAGCAGTTAGTGGAGGAGGAGCGATAGTTGGAGGTGGTGGAAACTCAGGACAAAGTTCAAATGCTACATTTGCAAGGAACGCTATTAATGAGGCCTCTTATGATGTGGAAGCTGCCGCATATGATGAAACTACTGAGCATACAGAGCATTATGGATTGACCGGTATCTTTATTCAATTCTCTCACGCTGTTAGTAAAACAATCACTCTTTCACTTACTGACGGAACGACTACAATTCCATTTAAGACCTGGGCTACTGATACGGCAACGAGCCGAGTATTTTTACCTGATAAGAATTGGAAAATTACTAAAGGTTGGGAAATTAAAGTAGATGTTACTAAAGTAGGATCAACTTGTTTAATGAACTTGCTTTTGATTACCCATTAAAATTATGAATAAAAATATCAAAAAACTAATAATTCTATTCTCGGTTATTTGTATAATCGGAGGATTAGCTTTTTCAGTTTTAGCTTTTAAGAATACTGTATCTGATAGATTGGACCAGGCCATTGAAGATCAGGTCTTGGTTGGTTATGAGGCCTATGAGGGGACAGAGATAACAGGCGACAGGATTTACGAGGGAGATCAACGGCCATTATTTGACGCAACTTATGATCAAGGATCTGCTTCTTATCAATGGGATAATATCTATGGAGTTAAGTTTTATGGCGACGGAAGTTCTTTGACTGGAATTACAAGTGCTAATCCTTTTAACCAATGGCTTGATACTACTAATACTCCTGAATTTGCTGGTCTATTAGTTTCCGGTAATTCAACTACAACTGGTAATTCAACAACTACTGGACATATTGCTTCATTAGGCGGTAATTCAGATGAATGGAATTTAGCGTATGGCTGGGGAGATTGGAATGGAGAAGGATTTATAGCTCTTACTGATTTATCAGGTTCATCGCCAGTAACTTATAATAATGGAACAGGTGCGATAGGTTTTGATTTCTCAACAGACAATACTTGGACAGGTGGAAATACATTTGGGAACACAACTACAACCAACTTATATTTTAGTAATTCTTTAGGACAAAAAATATGTCTTTATGATAATTTATCAACAGGTATTGGATTACAAGTTGATTTAATGGAGTTTATAGGTTATAGCACAGATTTAGATTGGACATTTGGTTCAGATACAAGTGGTTCTTTATCAAGAGTTATGACCATTGAGGGAACAGGTAATGTTGGCATAGGAACGACTACACCAAAATCACTATTAACAGTAGATGGAACTTTCGCAGTTGGAACTAATGGAACAGAGTTAACAGTTGATTCTTCTGGTAATGTTGTAACGTCTGGTTCTCTAACTCTTACTCCTCTAGCAACACCAGCAGGTTCATTCATAGCCATTGACCCAACTGGATTAGTAATAACAACGACTACTCCGGCAAGTGGAGGTGTAACTCCCTCAGGAAGTAATAATCAAGTTATTACTGACGACGGAGCAAGTGGAATTGTTAGTGAAAGCAATTTGACTTTTGACGGAACAAATTTATTAGTAACTGGTAACGCTTCAACGACAGCAGGATTATATACTCAAGGATCTTCTCATATTGGAGTTAATCTAACTATCGACGGAGATTTAACTATCGCAGGAAATAATGATTATTCAGATTTAATAGCCGGGGATATACCTGATATTTCGGCAACCTATTCGCCAATAGCCGGTAATTCTTCATTGGTAACAACAGGCACTCTTACTTCAGGATCGACTGGAACGGGATTTACTCTTGACTTTGACAATTCTACATTATCAGGAGATATTGATTTTTCAGCAAATACTAATGCTTCAGCCGGAGCAGGTATTACGTTCTCGGGGGATAGTATTCAATTTGCTTCAACCGAAGTATTGACTCCAACTTGGGGAGAGGGCGATATTCCTACTTTGACTCATACATTTAACACCTCGGGAGCTTTAGATCCATTATTCACTTACACTAATAATTCGGTTTCTCTTACTAATGCAGTTTTGACAATGGTCTATGGCTCATCAACGGCTTTTACGGCTACTAATTTATATGGAACATTGACTGGCGCTGCTTCAGGAAACTTACTCAACAGCGAAAGCGATACTCTTATCGGAACATTAACCGCAGACGGATTGACATTAGGAGCAAACGAAAACATCACTCTTGGCTCACAAACCCTTGACCACGATGGGACTACATTTGTATTTAATGATGATGTAAATATAACTGGAACGGCGACCTCAACTAATTCTGGGAATACTTTGACATCAGGCAAT